AAGGATAGAATACAAAGTTTGCAAATGACATTATTGAGATTAAGAATATCATAATGTTGAGGAAGGTTACAATCTATTTAGAAGTAATTAAAATTAATAACAACTCTTCTTTTTTCGTTAGTACAACTAGTACCACTATGTTTATAATGAACTGGAAAGATAACAATACGGTTCTCTACACTTTCTACTTTAGTACCATCTTCAAATACGGTATACCCATCATTACTATTAACATAGTAGATTGCTGTTAAAGAATCATCCCATGTAAAATCAACATGATATCCATGTTCAACTATTTCTTTAGTTCTTGTAGTTAGGTTTCCCTTTATTCTTAATAGAGATCTAACACCAAGTTTTTTTATTATGGGATCAAGTATGTTCCAATATCTTGTATCATTATAAATCCCTGGAACATAAAAGGGATGATAGAATTGATAGTTATCTAATTCATTTTTACAATTAGATTCATCATAAGGTACAGTTGTTGGTCCCCAATACCAAGGAAAATCATCTTCAAGATATACTTCTTGTAGATGTGCTAACTCATGATGTGTCAAAAAATTATCAATTACCCTATGCTTCATAATATATACCAAATATATTAGTATTTATTTAAGATACCTTATTGCCATATGAACTTGCTTCAGTTGAGTCGGGATTATCTTTCAAGTATTGAACATAACTAAATCCTGAACCTGGTGGATAGATGTACTTTCCATTCTCATCAAAGTTAGGGCCAGTTTTCTTTGCATTATATACAGGGTAGGGTCTCTTCCCTGCTCTCATCTCTCTACCCTTTCTCTTTCTCATTTCATTACCAGTCTCATGATCTGGATCAATGGTAGGCCATGATGATCCTAAGATCCTTTTAATATCTTCTTTAGTATAACCTTTCATATTTAATTTAGTATAAAAAAAAGAGACCCGAAGGTCTCTTTTGAAGTATGTAATTCTGAATTACATGAGGTTTGCAACTTGTACTCTTCTGTAGTACTTGTTGGTGTTAGCTGTAAGAGCACCAGAACCTTGTGTAAGACCTTGAGCAAATGGGTTAGAAACCATTCCGTAACGAGTCTTAAAGCCAATTTTTGGTTGGAAGGTGTTAGGATTAATTGCTCTGACCTGCTGTAGAGGTACATATGGGCAATAGAATAATCCAGCGTCATATGGAGAAGAACCTTTGTAACCAGCAACATAGAAGTGCTTGTCAGCTACGTTAGCAGAGTAAGGATCAACATAAACCTTGATCTTACCGTTAAGAGTACCAACAAGTGTGCTTGCAGTATCATCAACACCAGTAAGAGCGTTGTTGCCATTAAGAGCAGGGGTGTAATCAAGAACACCAGCCATTCCTAGAGCAGAAGCAACGTCTGCAGAGCAGATCAAAATGTTGCCCTTTCCACGACGAGTTTGCTGACCGATAGCGTTAGCATCTCTTTCTATCTGGAAGAGTAGTCCCTTGAACTTCTCAACTGACCATCTACCATTTGAATCAACGTCTAGGTCGAAGATACCAGCATCAGCAGTATTGTTCTGAGCACCTTCTACAGCGTTAACGTAGATTGTACGAACAACTTCTCTGTTGATTTCAGCAAGGATCTCTGTAGAGAGAATGTTGCTTAACTCTTGCTCGGCATCTAGACCATGAATTGCTTTCAAGTCTTGAGCTAGTTCGATTGAGTACTCAGCCTTTAAAGCACGTGACTTCGCAGTAACTGTTACTTTCTCGATTGAGAAACCCATTTCTCTGAAGGCTGTTGCAGCAGAGCTGTCATCCAGTGCTTCAGCAGTGGTTGTTGCCATTCCAGTAGCATCACCTGTTACCTCATAGGTTCCAGCAGAACTATCGTTAAGAACAGCAGGGTTGTTACCTTCAGCATCGTTGATTGCAGAACCAGATGCAGTAGGATCATAGTCAGCAAGACGGTTACCTGGGCCACCAGAGAATCCAGCGTTAGGCTCATTGAAGAATGCTTCTCTGTAATCAGAGTCTGTAGCATCTCTCTCTGTACCGTAGTTGGTTCTCATCGCAAAGATAAGTCCTGTTGGACCTGTCATTGGTTGAACACCAGCAATGTCATAAGCAATTAGCTTAGGCATTGAACGACGGATAAGAGAGATAAGAACTGGGTCGAAACCAGCAACAGGACCTGTTGCAGTTGCGTCAGCACCGTATCCTCCTGTACCTACAGTTTGAAGAGTTTCATTAAGAATACCTGCTTCTTCTGCTTGTGCTTTCTCTTGGTTTTCAAGAAGTTGGGCTACAACGCCTTTCTTATAAGTATCCTCGATCTCTGGAAGAGCATCGTGATTAAGAACAGGGGCCCACTTTTCTTGGAGTTGTTTAATGTTAGACATTAGTTTTTATTTCCTTAAAGTGATTTATTATTTGGACCAACGTGATAGAGCATCAACGTACTTCGACATTGTGCCACTCTCGTTGTTTTCTACCAAAGGTGCAGATGCTTCTTCGGTGGGTTCAACTACAGTTTCTGCAGTCTCAGCCTTCCTAGTGAAGTATGATTCCTTGATAGTTTCGACTTTGTTTTTAAAGTCAGCTTCATTTTCAAACTCAACCCCTTCAGCTAATGATACAAGCTTCTCCTTTTGGGTTTCAGCAAGTCCAGTAGCACATTCGTTCACGATTTCCATTCTAGTAAATTCACCAATCCTCTTATTCAATGAGACATTGGTGTCGATTTGTTCGTTGAGCTTTTTCTCCATATCATTTATCTCTTCAGCCATGCCATCAAGCAGGTTGAATTTTTCTTCGGGTACAGTAAAGTTCTGTTCCACGAATAGCTTTTTGAGCCCTTCAGTAAATGATTCTGCCATCTCTACTCTAATACCATGCTCAACAGCAAGTGAGTTTTCCTCTAACCATTGCTTTGCAGCATAAGAGATGTAGTCATCAACCTTCTCGGCCAATTCTGTTTTGATCTTTTCGACTTCTTCAGTCAAGGCAGATTCATAAGCCTCTTGAAGAGTTTTAGTCTCTTCGTTAACTCTTTGAGTAACAACTGCCTCAAAGATTGTCTTCGCTTTTACTCGGAATTCTTCTGAGAGTTCTTCACCAGCGACAAGAGCGTCAACATCTTCACTAAAGTCGTACTTGGCTTCTTCAGTTTTTGGCTCTTCTTGGATTGTTTCCCCATCTTTTTCTTCCGAATCGAAGATTTTACCAGACAAACCAGCACTTACGTTACCAGTACCTGCGTCAGAAGGTTTCGTCTTAATTGACTTATCTCCTTCAACTGAAGTAGATCCAGCAGCAGATGCACCAAGGTTCTTCGTACCCTTAGCACCTTCTTCTGATTTACTATCAGAACCACCAATAGCATTAAAATTACCCCCAGAAGTATCGATCTTTTCTCCTGCGGTTGCGCCCTTTTTGATTGCTGTAGAACCAGTAGCTGCGTCTTCGGTCACTTGCTCCATTGAATCTAGCTCTTTAGTAGAGGTCTCAGACATTTGTTTAAACTCCGTCGTATTAGCGTTTGTCTATGTTTATTTATAAATTACAAACTTCTTAAAAATTTATCAAATGCGGAAACCTTCCGTTCTTGAATGTTTATAAGAGTTGCTTTATCAATTTCTTGCTTTATTTGAGCAATAGCAGACTCTTTAAGTATGCCATTATCCCAAACCCATTCTTTTCCTTCCATGATTCCATCAACAAAAGCATCTGGTGCTGATGGATCTGCTACTATATCAGCAGCAGTTGCAAGCATAAAGTCATCTTGTACTATATTACAGTTACCTTCTTTGCGAAGAGAACCCATACCACGAGATGAAACTCCAAGTTTTACACCTTCATCAAGAAGGTTCTTGGCAATGTTGCCCATAGGTGTATCAAGAATCTTTGCACGTCCGATAAAATTATTACCTTCTGCTTTAAGAGACTGTATCTTATGAGAAACTTTATCCAGATTGATGGAAGGTCCATCTGGATGTCCTAACTCACCGAGAGCACGACCCTTGCGAATGTGTGCCTCATCATATTTAGCAACTTCACGTTCAAGTGTTTTGAATGGATACTTGCGACCATTCTTATTTGCTATCTCAGCCTGAAGGAAGACACCTTCAATAAAGTGTGACTTTTTACCTTCTTTCTCCTCAGCTATAAAATTAACTTCGGTTATTTCTTCAGCTATCAGTCTCATTTTTTGGTTCCTCTATAGGTTCGATAGAATCAACCACCGCAGTATTTGGTGGTAGTGGGTCAGGCACTTGTTCCTGTTCTGCATTTGCTATTTCACCTGCAGTAGGTGCAACCTCTGGTGGTTCTTGACCATCAAAGACTTTATCCGCAATTTCATCAGCAGTTGCTTGACCAGTTTGATTTTGGTCAAAACCCCACTCTTTTGCAAATTCAAGTTTCTTTGCTTCAATTGCATCATATGCTGCTGCACTTAAAGCATCATTAGTCGCATCAATAGCTTTAGATTTCTCATCGCTAAAGATGTGATTTACAATTGTATTTGCTATTTCACTAGGCATAATAATCCCCACGTTATTTTTATTTATTAAAATTCAGCTCTCTTCTGATCGCCAGAAGAAATACTAGACTTTGGGTCCGCTGTCGAACCCCCATTTGCTGCACCATTTTCACCAGCTAATGCGGTTGAATCCGTCATAGGATCTTCCCCGATTCCCATTTCCAATGCTTGCATTGCCATAGGATCCATGATAATTCCGTCTGCTATCTCTTGCTTAATCTGTTTGTCGATTTCTTTAATCTCAACATCAGTATGCTTAAGAACTTGACG